ATATCTACAGCTTTATTAGCTAAGAAGATAGATTGAGCTTCTGGTGTGCTAACTATGCTACGTAAAGCGTTTAAAACAAGACCAAACTCACTACCTTTTAATACAAAGTCTGTATCCATTGACCATGTGTATTTCTTAGTTGGATCAAATGCTGGTTGTTCATCTACTAATTCTGACATATAATTTATTTTTTTGGTTTAATTACAAAGATAGGGAATAATATTTTAATTTTCCAAATCTATTTCAAATACTATTGTAGCAGAGCTTTTAATACTCTTACTCATATCAATACGTATTTGGAAAATGTTGTGAAGCTTTAATATTTCTTCTAATAACATCTCATTGTATTTTGGAAGAGATGCTGCTAACCTAAAGTGATAAGCTGAAGGATTTTTAGTTATTTCTAATGTAGAAAGTTCATCAATGGAATCTATAATTCCAAAAAGGTGAGCAAAATAAGTTGTTTCATTATCTTGCATCACCTCTGGAAAAAACTTTTTACTTAATTGCATTAAGACAATGTTAATGATGATTTAGATTTCTCTAAATATCTTAATTTTAATGTATTACTAATATCTAACTTTTGTTGTTCTGACATAGGTTTCTTTTTCTTACCAATTAAAGCATCACTAAGTTTTTTTCTTGTTTCAGTAGAAGGAGGTTGGCATTTTAATCCTTTATTCCAAGGAATCCTACCTTTTCTAGATAAAGACATGTTTAATTTAGTTTCTTCAGAATGACTATATCCTGCATTACTTTTAGCAGTTGGACAAGAATTGTAACCTTTTGAATAACTATCTAAAGTATTGATCCAATATTGTTCAATATCTAAAGTTAATTCAGGTTTACAATCTTGTAAAATATCAAATTGTAATTTTTCAATTCCATACTTATTAAATGCCCTTTGTAATTTTATAGAATGATGCTTATTGTTTATTAAATCTCTTATGTGAAGGTACAATCTATAATAAAATCCATCTCTATAATTATTATTTTTTAAAAATTTACAACTACCTACATAATGTTTATCATTAAAAGATAAAATATATACTCCACATTGTGTATTTAATTCTTCTCTACTATATCTAGAACCAGTTATGGTTTCTATATTTTTATGAACATTGCCCATATTAACTTAATGAAAGTCTATATAAGCACTGAGCAGCTTCTCCAGATAGGGATTGTGCTACATTTTCAATATCAGGCATTTTATTAGCCTCTCCAAATTCTTCTAGTTGTTTAGCAAAAGAAACTAATTCTTTTACCACTTGATTGGGTGCACCTGAAGAATAATCTTTTAAAACATCAATTTTGTAGGCTTTAATTCTTCTTCCTGTATATCCCATAATTTTCTCAACAATCTCATCTTGAAAATCCCCTACCCTGTCATATATTTTACCTAAAGCTTCGTGCTCAGCAAATGATGTAGTTTGAAAATGTAATAGATGTAGTTGCTCATAGAAATATGACAACTTACCAGCAATTGTTTCTAATGTAAGTGCGTTTCCTATTGCATTTTCCATCATCTCATCAGGAAATAATGATTTTACCATGTTGTTTTAGTTTTATATAGGCTGTGTAGTAGTTGTTGTAGTTGTGCTTGTACTAGTAGTTGTAGTTGTTGTGTAATTACAACACTCATTTGCATCTATCTCATGCCAGTTACCAACCTTTGGTTTAAATCTTTGTAGAATTAAACTACCTGCTATAACACGTCCTGTACCATCATAACGTACATATGCTTTTAATCTATTATTGCTATTTGCCATTTTTATTTAATTTTAAAGTACAGTTGTTGTTGTTGTAGTGGTAGGAGTAGCAGTTGTGGTAGTGGTTGTTGTTGTACTACTTGTACTTGTAGTGGTTGTTGTAGGAACATAATTGCAGCATTCATAAGCTGGAATTTCTACCCATTTACCCACCTTTGGTTTCTTTCTCCGTAAAATTAGGCTGCTTGGAACTATTCTTCCAGTACCATCAAAGCGTACATAAGCTTTGAGAGGGCGATTATTATTTTGGGCCATAATTAGTAATTTAAATTATACTTGTTTTTTAATTCAATAAGTTTTGTGACATAGTAATGTGTTCCTCTACCTTTAGCATTTACATCATTAGCCACTGTGAGCATATGTGTATCTTCAAATGGATCTTTACCAGTGTGGTAAGCCCCTTTGTAAAAAGCAGGATAACCATCCATATCTCTATCTGTTATACCTGCATTGTGGAACATTCCAAGCTTGTGCACTTTCTCAATAGGATCTGATGCCCAAGAAAAGTCCATTTCAGGTATATTTTTAGTTTCTTTTTCTCTCAACCAAAGGTTCCATAACACTCCCCACATATCTGCACACCAGCTTTGAAACCCTTTATTCTCATTTGCAAAATATTGTTTATTTATAGTTTGTAAATACAAACGTATTGTTATACAATCTTTCATCACCTTTTCCCAGAAAGCACCATCTACATTCTTTACAAAGTATTGTGCTCCTCCTGAGTGGTTATTGTTAGCCTCAGCTATCTTTCTTGAAATACCAATTTTAGAAGCAAGCTGCTCTAAAACATCAATCTTTTTATATGCTTGTATCATGTCAGGAAGCACATCTTTTATCTTACTATCAAAGTATGAAGCATTTATGTAGCTATTTGTATCAGAGAGATAACATGTGTCATCATCTATATAAGCATCTACATTGAATTTATCTGTAAATAATATATCACAATCACAATAGAAGACAGCTTTTGTAGACATTTCAGGATTATCCTGGAAGTATCTCATAAGACTGTAAGGACGCAGAACAGGAATATAAGTTCCTAAGAGCTGACTAACCTCCCCCCCATCCTTGTAATAAGCAAATTCTGCTTCTGGATATAGGTGTTCAATCTTTTGCCATTTATCACTCTTCTCTCTAAAGCTAGGAGTGTACACAAGTACAATAGCTTTGTCTGAGTGCCCAATGTTCTTAAGACTTTCTAACCAAGCATGTACCTGCCATGTGTAATAAGTATCATCTGGCTGCGAGCATACAAATCTTAATTCTTTACTCATATTATATAGTTGTTGGTTTTAATCTATCATCTCTTTTTAAAATAGGAGTGGTGTTAGATCTCCAACTTTTTCTATATATAATCTGCCTTATAATTGATAAATTAACACCTATAAGTTCAGAAACTTCTTTTGTAGTTTTTCCTGAATTGTATAGCAACTTTAATTTAGTCACATCTTTATCTGTAATAGTAGCTCTACTATTTCCTTCACCTGCTCTACTAGGTTGTAATCCTAATTTATAAGCATGTTTTTGGTTTTCTGATTGAGTAACCCACTCAATATTTATAACACTATTATCAGTTTTTACACCATTAATATGATTGATTTGAGTTTGTCCTTCAGATTTTACTAAGAACGCACTAGATACAAGTTTATGAACTAATCTAGTGTGAGTTCCATTTTTACGAAGTCTAACTTCAGGATAGCCTTTTTTATTAGGTACCTGTTTTAACTCTTGTCCTCTAGTTAAACGAAGTCCACTTCTACCTTGTTTGAGTCTATCTATTCCTCTGATTTTACCAAGACTACTTACCTGATATCCTTCAAAGTTAGGAACATCTCTCCATTCTTCACAGATAAATTTTAAATCCTTCATATGTAGTTGGTTGTTGATTTATTTATTTATTATGGACAATCAGCACAAAGATAAACATCAATTATAACACCTGAATTATTGATTTGAACACTTTCATTTACTAAATATAAATTATACCATTTATTATCACCTACAACAAGGGAAGTCAATTGATTATCATTATAAAATACATCACCTAATGCTGGTATTCCTCCAGTGTTATTAAAAAAACTATATGGAAAAGACGCATCAATACATGATACACAAGCATCTATATTACCTGCTGTTGAACTATATACATATGAAGGTGCTGCTGTAGTGGTAGTGGTAGTAGTGGCAGGAATATTCCTACCCATCACTCCTGTAAGAGCTTCTACTTGTTTAGAAATTGTCCAAAGCAAGTTAGCTTTTGTACTCCAACCTATCTGTCTTGAAGAAATTGCCATTAGTGTACTATTTTTAAAACATCTCCAGTTCTATATACATCTCCATCTATTAATCCATTTGCAATAGCATTTGCATTATCAGTATATTCAAGAACATTTGATAAATGTGGTGTATTTGATGCAGCGTATGTCACCCCTGTAAGGTATTCCAATTGCTTAGATATCTGCCAAAGAAGGTTTTCTTCTGTTCCCCAACCTATCTGTCTAGAAGGTGTTGCCATGATTAATAAAATTAATGCGTAAAGGTATATGATTATTTAATAATTACAATGAGTCTAATTAATTCACTATAAGCAAATTAATTAAATCTATTATAACTAAGTTAGTTATACTTATTTAAGCGTTTGGATAATAAGATATACGAGAGCCAAAATGATCCTGAAATTGAGTAGAAGGTAATGTCTGCTATCCAATAGGAGCCACTTAGATCCATTATCAGCTTGAAAAGGAAATCGTATCCAAATGGTAGGAAGAACATCGCTAACATTAAAGATGCTTCTTTTAATCTTCTTAATTGTTTTACTGTCACTTTCCATATATTTTTGTTTGGTTATCTACCTTGTGAACGATATTTGCTCACATTTTTCTCTTTAGGTCCTTTGCTCTTTTTAGCTTTACCACCTTTTCTTTTACCAAATGTGGTTTTTCTTGAGTCACCAGTTGTTTTTGCCATTATTGTGGAGTTTGAGTGGTTGTTGTACTAGTAGTTAATTTATCAAGAATAGCTTTTAGTTGTTCAGAGTGTACAGGTTCAGGTTGTTTAGTGAATGGATATGCCATGATTATATAATTTAGTCTTGGAAAATAGTTGGAGCTGGAATAAAGTTTGGTAATAACATTTCAAAATCATATGACATTAATGCTGTTAAATTTCCAGCAACAGCATCAGTATCTCCTTCTGCTACAAGAGCATACCAATACGAACCATCTGGTGCAGGATTAGTATTATAGTAATATAAGGTAAATGCAAGAGAAGTTAATGGTACGTGAACACTATTTATCTCTATTAATCCTCCAATAGCTAATGGACTAGTAACAATATCACTACCTGATCCACTTATAAACATGCCTGTTAAACTTCCTGGAAAGATAGGTGAAGGTTCACCTAGTTGAACACTTATTGTACATAAATATTCACTAAAACCTGTAGCAGGATTATTAGAAATTGACTGTATACCTCTAATATGATAAGAGATAAGTTCTACACCATCAGTGTATGTAAACTTAGGACCACCATTAGTTAATCCAGCAGGTGGAAACCAGTCAAATGGAATACCTGTAGGCGTAGAACCATCTACATTTAGATTATTAATATCTCTAACTAATTGGTTTAATTGCCCCACCTTAGCAAGCTGATCATCAGTTTGTCTTTTTAGTTTAGGGTTAATAGGACGTGGAAATGGTTGTATGCTCATTGTTGTTATTTTTTAAAATATAAATCAGCTTCTGCTTGTCTTCTTCTTTTTAATCCTTTTATATGAACCCCACTAGCCATATCCCATTTAAGAAACTCAAGTAGTATAGTTGGATCAGTTGGATCAACATTAACCTTCTTACGTAGTGTAGAACCTTTTAAAGATCCTTCACCTAGGTTGTATGTAAAACTTACAAGAGCTCCAAACTGATTAGCTGTAAGGTCATCTCTAAGTAGTATATCCACTGCTTTGGTTTTAAGCTCCACTTCCCATTTAAGAAATGCAACTGCTTGAGCCTCAGTGATTGGTGTATCACCAACCTTCACACGTTTACCACCTAGATATGTAGGAGGATAAACTATTGTGCCATATCCAATTGTGCAAACCCCTGGTGGATCTATTGGATCATGCCAAGCATTAGGTGTAAATCCTTCAAAAGATTTTATCAAATTTAAAGTATCATCATTTATTGTCATATATAAGATAATTTAAAGTCTTTATATTCTTCTCTTTTACCATTTATACAATCTAATATTTGTCTTCTACAACTTGTATTAAAGTAATTTTGAGCATTTTGTAATGATTCAAAGGTTAATTCTATACCTCTTTTTTTACAAACTCCTAATATAGCTCTACATCTACCGCTTTTATTCTTGCTATAATATTTACTAAGAGATTTGCTTATTCTATTTGTAACATCTTTAGAAAAAACCTTATTTCTACTTCCTCCTTCTGTAAGATTGACTAAATTAAATCCCCAATTTTTAAATTGTGATATCCAATATATCTCAGTTTGATCAAGTTCTTCTATTAAACAACTATCTAATTCTTGTATTACTGGTTTTATACCTTTTTTAATTAAGCTTTTAATCCAGCAATTTACATGTGTATTTAATCTTTTTGAGTCAGATATATGTTTAGTTAATCTTCTATGAACACTATTAATAGTTTGTCCTATGTATCTGATTTCTCCAGTTTCTGGATCATTTAATGTATATATAAACCCAATCATGCTGCAGAGGTGTCATCAGTGAAGAAATTTGATACAGCTTTAGCTACAAATCCTACAGCAAATATAATGGTTCCTACAATAGGATGTCCATTAAGTGATGTAAGACCACCTGCAAATACACAAGCAGACACTATTGCATCTGCTATCTTTCTAACACCTTTAGGTGTAGATTCCCAGTAATGTGACCATCCAAATTTCATATTTAACTTTTTACTATTATAAATATAAATGCTGCTAAAAGAAATATTTGTGATGTGATTGATTTAACCTTGGTGGTTTTTAATGCCCTATCTTGTTTAAGAATGTAATCATTAAAATTACTCATTATCTTCTTATCATTGTCTATAATCCCTCTATATGCTTCTTCTTTCTTCTTAGCCATACTTAATTCTGTCACATATTTAGCAAACATTTGCGACAAAACTGCTGTATCTTTCTCTAAAAGAATCACCTTTTGCTCTAGGTAGTCTTTCTTAACTAAGTCTTTGGTTATTTCAATTGCCAATCCTTTAGAAATAGTTACTAAAGAATCATTTGGTTTGATAATAACTGTATCTTTTTGTCCATAGCCCAACAATACTGTCAACAGACAGACTATTAACAAGAGAATCTTTGGTTGTATATTCTTCATATATAGTTTTGTATTTGATTTTAATAACATTACGAAGCTTAATTAGGCTATCTATTTGCTTTGTTTGTGTTGATTGAGCAATAGTAAGACTATCTATAGTTTTAATAGAAAGAGTTATTGAATCTATTAAAGCTCTGTTCTCTTCCTGAAGAGATGATGTTGCTTTACCTGCTGAAAAGAATAAAATCTTTATTACCAATATACATATAATTGCAATAAATGCTATATCTTTTAGTTTCATGGGGTTTTGATTTGTGTAGGTTCTTTTACTTTTACACTATTAACATTTGAATAAATTGTTGTACCATATTGAATTAATGCTCCTATACCCATTATTACAGCTATAGTCCATAATGTTTTCTTTTTAAACTCTTCATATTTGAGCTGTTTTTTCTCTAGTTCAATAATTTTTGCTTTCATTATATCAATTTCACCAACAAACCCACCTACCTTTGTCAGTGGGTTTCCTATAATAGCATCTACAACTTGGGTTAATTTTGTGTTAATAGAGTCAATTTTCTCTTCCATCTCTGTAAGTCTAAGATCCATATTGGTTAATTCTTGTTTGAAGTTATTTGTTTCCATAATGGATTAAGAGGGATGTATATAACACAAAAATCCCCTATTAAGGAGATATGTGCTATTTAGTTTAGGTAATTATAGTAGTACACGCAAAGCTATGTAAAACAGTTGAAATTACCAAATCTTTTTTTTAATATGTATCATATGACTTCTCTTCTACAAACTGAGAACCATAAGCTATATTAATCTTTTTCTTAATATCAGCTCTTTTATCATTCAATATGTATACAAATCTGGCTAATTCAATGAATTCATTATTAAATAGTTTATCTTTTTCATGGATTCTAAGACTATTTTCTATGTTCCATAAGTCTTTATTTACATCAAGAAGACTTGTTACTAGTTCATCTTCCAGATCTATACCAAATTCAAGAACTTTTCCTAACAGATAACCTAGTTCTTTTGTAACATTCTTTAACTTATCCTCATCTGTTATTCTTTCACTTTTAATAGTTAAGATGGTGAACTTGTCTACTATCTCTCCTATACTCACTTCTATTTTCATAATGTTTTTTTGCAAATATACCTAATCTTTCTTAAATTTGTACAAAATAATCATATGCCTACTAGTTATAAATTCTTTAAAAATGAGGTGAAGGAATGGTTCAAGAACAATGTTCCTGCTAATACAAGAATACTAGATGTAGGTGCTGGAGAAGGTACATATGGTAAGTTGTTAGAACATCTTGAATATGATATAGATGCTCTTGAGATATGGGCTCCTTATATTGATCAATATGAATTGTGGAATTATTATGGTGTTATTCATGATGGAGACATACGTACATTTGATTATTCTAATTATGACTTTCTCATTCTAGGAGATATATTAGAACATTTAACAGCTGAAGAAGGACAGAAGCTTATACAAGATGTGAAGAATACTGGGAAGCAATGTTTAGTTGCTATTCCCTATATGATGGAACAAGGAACATATGAAGGTAATACATATGAAACTCACCTACAACCAGATTTGACAACAGATGTGATGAGTGAACGCTATCCCACATTAGAACTTCTCTATGGGAATATGTGGTATGGGTATTATATAGAAAGAAAGATGATTGATAAAGCTTTTGTATTATATGCTACAGAGGCTTATTATGATATTATAACAGCTTGTGTAAATTCTCTAGTTACATTTAGTAAACATCCAGTGTTTGTATACATGCTCAACTCTGATGCAAAGATATATAAAGCCACTACCATCAGATGGGATTGTAATATCAAAGAGATAGAATATAACACTAAGGATCAATTCTATATTAATAGAACAGATGATAGGATATATAACATCCTTATAGAGCGTCCAATGATTGTTAAAGACTGTCTTAAATATGCTAACACAGTGGCTTATGTAGATAGTGATAGTGTAGCTACACCACTAGTAGATAGAATATTTGACTTCTCTATTACTGACTATCCACTATTTGTAGATAGTATATATGATGTCATGATGTTAGATGGGAAGGCCAATCTTGAGCTTCCAGCTTGTGAGTTCTTTGATGCAGAGAGAAAGTCTTATAGACAAACAGGATATTTTATAGCTAATCAGGATTGTGTACCATTTTTAGATGAGTGGTATTGGATGTGCACTCATCCTACAATTAAAAAAGATTTTAAATTTTATGCTCCCTTTCATGAAGAAACTATTGCAAATGTTCTCTTGTGGAAAAATGGACATACAGATTGTCTACCATATTTATATACTAATGCCAGTCTTGATATCCTTAATAAGATAGATGAATATGAATTTGATAAGGAGCATTGGCAGTGGTTTAAACTTCCTAAGAAAGAAAATCTATTGTTCTATCATGGAGAAAAGAGACCAGATGTTATGTACAAGATGATTGATAAGCTTAAAGACAAAAAGCTAAATATAATGTTTTTAGCTCCACATCTATCCACAGGAGGAATGCCTGCTTTCCTTCAGAAAACTGTAGAGGTGCTACAGAATTACGTACAAATAAGTGTAATAGAATATCAATGTCATAGCTTAGACTATGTTGTACAGCGTAACGCTCTTAAGGAATTAGTAGATGTATATACATTATATGAGAACAAAATGGAACTATTTGATCTCATCTATCATATTCAACCAGACATTATTCATATACATGAGCCAGCTGAAAGATTTGATAGAGAAATGATTACAGAACTATACAATCCTAATAGAACTTATAGGATTGTAGAAACCTGTCATGATGTGAGCTTTGATCCTAATGAAAAGATATTTCATCCTGATGCATATGCTTTCTGTACACCATATCATCTAAAGACATTTGCTAACTTACCATCATATAAAGAGGTGATTGAGTTTCCTATAGAGAACAATGTTGTATCTGATATAGTTAAACATAAAGCAAAGGTTAAATTAGGAATCAGTTTAGTTAGGACTAATGTATTGAATGTAGGACTGTGGACACAAGGTAAGAATCAGGGAGAAGGACTTGAGATAGCTCGTAACTATCCTGATATGAATTTTCATTTTGTAGGTAACCAAGCTGTTAATTTCAAATACTACTGGGAACCATTAATGAAAGACCTACCACCTAATATAACCATATGGGGAGAAAGAGCTGATACACAACTATTTATGGAGGCTACTGATATATTTATGTTCAATAGCACATGGGAATGTAATCCTCTAGTTCTTAAAGAAGCAATTGGTTATGGCTTACCTATTGTAGCTAGAAACCTAGAGCAGTATGAAGATATGTTTACTGACTACATACAGCCTATAGATACAAACTTACATGATATAAAAGCTACATATAGTATCCCAAATCAATTAGATGATTATACAAATGCCTATAAAAACTTTTATAACACTATAATGAACATTCCTCTTCAGGAACAAAGAGTGGATATTACACAGCATTTTGTTATTCAACCTTTTCTAGAAATAAAAGGAGTGAGTAGTAGTCTGTTTAAAATTTGTTTTTATGAAGAAAATAGTAGTCTTTCTACTGAATTTAATATAAAAATAAACCATTGGGTTAAATTAAATAGAGAGTATTATACCAAATGGACAACAAAGGTTTGGCAAGATGATAAGCTTATATACAATTATATATTAGATTATACAGGTAAGACAGTGTTTATAAATTTTGATAGTGAGAGTCTTGGAGATACACTAGCTTGGATACCTTATTGCTTAGAGTTTAAAAAGAAACATAATTGTATAGTGGTTGTGTCCACTTTTTGGAATAAAATACTGGACTATCCTGAGCTTGAATTTGTAGAACCAGGATCTACAGTGAATACATATGGACAATATGTTCTTGGTTGGAAATACAATAGTAATAAAGAACCAGTTTTACCAAACACTATTCCACTTCAACAAGCAGCTACCAACATCTTAGGTCTTGATTTTCAAGAGATTAGACCTAATATAAAGTTTGATCGTGGTAATAATAAGTATGGTAGGTATGTTACAATAGCTACCAATTCTACCAGTGGATGTAAGTTCTGGACCAGAGAAGGTTGGCAGGAAGTGATTAACTATCTACATGATAAAGGATATCAAATTATCAATGTATCCAAAGAGAATAATCCATTTGATAATTGCATTAAGATAGATGATACAAGCATTGAGAACACCATGAGTGTAATCTATCACAGTGAATTTTTTATAGGACTTAGTTCAGGGCTTAGCTGGTTAGCTTGGGCTGTAGGAACAAAGGTGGTAATGATCTCTAATTTTACCAACAAGGACCATGAGTTTCAATCTAATTGTATTAGAATTACAGATGAAAGTTTATGTCATGGATGTTGGAACAATCCTAATTTCAAATTTGATAAAGGAGATTGGGATTGGTGTCCTATTAATAAAAATACCCCTAAACATTTTGAATGTCATAGGGGTATTAAAGCAAGTAGAGTGATTAATGAACTATTTAAACTCGTTGGTTAAATCAACAATAGCTTGAGAGATAACTCCCCATTTCATACCTTTTAAAAGCTCTTTTAAATCATTGTAATCAGCATCTTCAAGAGAAAGTTCTGCTGTTATAGCTAAAGAGTTTTCAAGATCAGCTTCTTTTATTGAGAATGTTTCTTTATGAGCATCTAATTTCTCAAGAAGTCTTAACCTTTTAATCATTTCATCTACATTAAAACCACCCTCTTTTGGGTTGTTTATTGTTGATTTAAGTAGATCATATGTAGTTAAGATTGTATCTCTACCACCAATGTTTTCTTTAATCACCTTTAATTTAACTGTTTTCATAATGTTTTGATTTTCCTACAAAGCTATTTTAAATAATTTAATTTACCAAATTATTTTAAATAGTAGTAGTAGTAGTGGTGGTTAATGGTTCTTCAGTGGTGGTAGTTGTTGTTGTTTCCACTGGAGCTTCAGTTGTTGTGGTTGTTGTACTTGGTACTGGTGGCACATAATCTCCTGTAATAGTAAGATTTAATTGTGCTGCTACCCAATTCCAAGCATAATTATCTGTCTGCCATTGTGTATAAGCATCTCCTGTCATTGTTAAATTTCCTTGTGCTAATGTGGTGGAAATATTACCATCTGCTGTTTCTGCTAATAAGCCATACCAAAAGGTAGCTGATGTATTTAATGTTACATTAATCGCATAAGTATTTAATACTTTAGCTTCGTCAATTTGACCATTGTTCCAAATTGATACTGTTTCGATTGTTTTCATAATTTTATTTTTTATGGTGAAGTTGAAGATAAGTTAATATAATAATCTGTTCCGTCAATATTTACTGTCCAATATCCTGCTGCTGTTACTGCTAGACCTGCTTGTCTTGCTCCAAATTTCATTTCTCCTGCTGTTGCTGTTGTAGGTGCTGCTGTTTTTATTGTACTTGAGAATGTAGCTGCTCCTGTGGAGGCTATGGTAAAATTATTAGCACTTTGAGCAGAGTTAAAAATATTAAAACTATTTGTAGCAGTATCTAAATAAAGTTGAAATTTATTTGTACCATTATTTCTATATTGTAATTGTTGAGAACTTACACCTGTTACACTATTTAAAGCAACTGATGCATTTCCACTAATTCCTATTTCACCTCCTGCCGTTACACTACTAGAGAATGTAGCTGCTTGAGTTCCTGAAAATGTTAAAGCTGCTG